CAGGGAGATGAGCCAGCACACGCTGGAGCTGGGCGAGACGATGGACAACCCGGGCGACGAGCTGGACCGGCTGGCCAAGGAGTACCAGAAGAAGAACAACGTCAAGGAATACAGCGCGGCCTTCGAGGCCGTGCGGAAAGAGAACCCGGAACTGACCCAGAAGTGGCTGGCGCTCCAGCAGTAGGAGGTGAGACATGGCGGAAGTAACGGGCGGACCGCAGACGACTATTTCAAGGGTGGCGAGCGGGAACCTCACGGCCAGGCAGTTCTCGTTCGTCCGGGGCTCCGGAAACGATGTCATGAACTACGTGACCTCGGGCGGCCTCATGCTCGGCGTCCTGCAGAACCATCCCAACGACAACCAAATGGCGACCATCGTGGTCGCGGGGCCGACGAAGATAAGCATGGGCGCCTCGCTCGGGCCGAACGTGTTCGTGACCGGCGATACGGCGGGGCTCGCCATCCGGGCTGCCGGCTCGGGGAGCTACGTGGGCGGGATGCTGATCACCGGCGCGGTGAGCGGCGCGATCGGCGAGCTGCTCGCATGCGTGCCATATCGGGCCGTCGGGCTCAGCGGCGAGGCGGCTTAAGGAGGCAAGAACATGATGAGAATAGGACAGGTGAGAACATACGCGGGCGCGACTGGAAGCGATCTGCGCATCGACCCGGTTATAACTGGCTTCACCCTTGGCTACAGGCCGAGGAACTTGATCGCCCCGGACGTGTACCCGCTGGTGCAGGCGACGAACCAGAGCGGGGTCTACTATGTCTGGAACCGGGCGGAGTGGCTGCGGGTGCCGAACACCTACCGGGCGCCCAGCACGCAGGCGAACAAGATCGGCCTGAAGGTCAGCTCGGACACGTACTTCGCCAAGAACTACGCGCTTAGGGCTGACCTCCCCTACGAGGACATCTCGAACGCCGACGCGGCGATCCAGCTGCGCGAGAGCGCGTCGAACCGGATCGTGGACGGGCTGGGCGTGGACTGGGAGACGCGGCTGGCCACGACCCTGACCACGACCACCAACGTCGGCTCCTCGGTCGATCTGAGCACCGGGGACAACTACCGCTGGAACGACCACGTCAACGGCCAGCCGGTGGAGGACTTCTTCGCCGGCAAGGAAAGCATCCGGCAGGTGACGGGGTATGACCCGAACGTCTTGTTGCTCTCCGGCCACGCCTGGGCGCGGTTCGCCAGGCACCCCGACGTGATCAAGTACATCCGAGGGGCGGGCGACAACGTGGGCGGAGGATCGGTGACGCAGCAACAGGTGGCGGCGGCCTTCGAGCTTGAGAAGGTCTTGATAGGCAAGGGCATCAAGAACACCGCGGACGAAGAGGCGCCGGGAACGTTCGCCGATATCTGGAGCACCTCGGCGATCCTGCTCTACGTGGCGCAGGCCCCGAGCCTCATGCAGGCCACCCACGGCATGACGTTCTGGTGGCAGCCGGAGGGGTTCCCCGGGCGAATGGCCACGGAGCGCAGGCGGGACGACGACATCAAGTCCGAGATCGTCGAGACTCACACTTTCCAGGACGAGAAGGTGACGGCCCCCGAGCTGGGCTACCTGATCGTCGGGACATAGGGAGGGCATCATGCAGGTGTTCGGGAAAGCCATCGAGACAAGGCACGGGAGCTTCAACGCCGGAGATCCGCTCCCGTCCGAGTGGACGGGCAAGGAGACGATCAGGCAGCTGAGGGAGCAGTTCGGGCAGGACGCCGTCATCAAGAGGAAGAGCGCGTCGGACTCCTTCATCGGCTTCGGCGACCGGCTGGCTGACATCGAGAAGCTGCTGGCCGATCTTGCCACCAGGGTGGCGGGCACAGAGAAGTCCCTCGGCAGCATCGACGGGTCCCTGGCCGAGCTGGGAGGCTACCTGATGGAGATCAGGGAGAGCCTCGGCGTCGGCAAGAAGGAAAAAAGGCCGAACGGCTAGAATCTCCCGCCCACGGGCGCGAGTCCCGCCCTCCATGTGGCGGGTAGGAGGTAGAAAATGGCACGACAATACCGCGAAAAATGGGTTAGCGGCGCGTTCGTCCAGCAGACCGGGACCAACGCGCCGTCGTCATTCACGGGGCTCAACGCCTCATCTCAGACCAATTTGAGGGACCTGACGCTTCTGAACGTGGAGTCCGTGGCGAGGCTCAACGTGGCCTCACAGTCGGCGTTCCGCGACGTGGTCGTTGCCAACGTCACCTCGCTGGCGGACCTAACGATATCGTCACTCACGGGGGCCGCTGGATGGCGCGGGATAGGGGTCCTGTCTGCGACCGTGGCCGTGACGAGCATCCAGGCCAGCGCCGCGCAGTCCGGGGCGGTCATACAGTTAACGATATACAACTACTCCACCGTGGACAGCCTCAAGGGCGTCATGGTGTCGTCGGTCGGCGCCGGGTTCTTCAACGTGATGTGCATCCAAAGCACCCCCCCATCGGCGGTGATGCCGTTCACCTGGTCGATCGTCCGGTAGGACGTGCCCTATAAGCCCGCCCGGTGCGCGGTCTGACCTGGGCTAGGAGGCTTTATGCCGCGAACATTCGAGATAATCACAGGCCACGGCAGAACGCCGATCATCCGCGATGTAAGCTCCCAAATAGCGCAGGGCGAATCGAGGGACTTCGGCCAGTTCGACGTTGGCCGGTATTCCCGCTTCGCCGGCTACATCCAAGCCGCCTCAGTCGGCGTCACCGGCCTCACGCTCCGCTGGCGGTTCTCCGCCCAGAGCGGCGGGCCATGGCAGGCCACCTCAAGCACCACCATATCGAGCGGCCCGACCGCGTACTCCGGGACGATCATCGACATAATCAACTTCGGGCAGTTCGTATATTTTGATATTCCTGCGGTCGACTCGACGACGATTTACACCGCCTTGCTGAACGCCGAGCCGATGCGGTGATCTGGATTGGCGATGGCTTATGGCGAACATAACGGCGGTCCAGACCGTCTCCACGGATTGGGCCGGCGGCGCCGGTTGGCAGCCGGGGCCGGGAGACGAATATTGTAGCGCGTGGCTCTGGTGGATGATGGGCAGAGGCAGAGGCTAACTGCGAAAGGCTAAAGGGAGGCGAAAGCGGCAATGGGGGATAAACGTTATCGGTTGGACTGGAGCTTCTTCTGCCACGGCATGAACATGTCGGGCGACTCGATACCGTCGGGGAAGGCGATCGGGGGCTCGGAGACCGCGGCGATACAGCTTGCTGAAACTTTGGCCAAGCAGGGCCACAGGCCGATAGTCTTCTGCAACGCGCAGGAGCAGCAGGGCCAGAACGGCGTCCAGTACCTGCCGATAGGGTGGGTGCAGCAGAAGAACGGCTCGTCGTTCCCGAAGGGCTTCTTCGACTACGTGAGGTCCACGCCCCACGATGTTCTTGTCGTGATGCGCCTGCCTGGCATCCTCCAATGGGAGTTCAAGTCGAAGGTGAACTTTTTATGGCAGCACGACCTGGCGACGAAGACCGGGCCGTCCAACTTCCACGCGACCTGCTGGAACATCGACAGAGTTCTGCTCCCGTCGGCGTTCATGAAGGCGCAATATCAGGAGGTCCACGGCGGGCCGGACGCCTTGTACCACGTCACGCGGAACGGCATCGACCTGGGCCTAATCGACTCCGTGCCGGAGCAGGAGCGGGACCGGTTCAAGGTCATGTTCACGTCCAGGCCTGAAAGGGGGCTCGACATCATGCTGCAGGAGGTCTTCCCCCGGATACTCAAGAGGGAGCCGAAGGCGACGCTCCACATCTCGCGCTACGACGACGTGGCGACGCTGCCGCTCTACCAGGAGTGCGCGCGCATGGCGCAGCAGTTCGGCGACAGGGTGGTGAACCTCGGCAACCTGGGCAAAACGGACCTCTACAAGCACTACAAGCAGGCGCGGGTTTACGCCTATTCGTCCGTTTTCGAAGAGATCTCAATGATCACCCTCGCGGAGTTCTCCGCATGCGGCGGCGCGTTCGTCGGGCCTTGGAAGGCCGCGCTGCCGGAGCACATGGGAGGAGCGCCGGTTCTCGTCCGCGACGACGGCAGCATCGGCAGGATCGGCGACCCGCTGGACAAAGGCCTGGGGCCGGTGTCCGCCAAGTTCTGCGACCGCATGGCCGACGAGGTGGTTGATCTGATCCACAACGACGAGCGGTGGGAGGCATTGTCGAAGGCCGGGCGCAAGCGGGCGGAGAAATGGACCTGGGACGAGGTGGCGGAGGATTGGACGCGGCTGGCGCACGAATTGATCGGCCAGAGGACATCGGAGCCGAAGCGCGTTGCGAAGCACTTTCTGGTGAATTCCGACGTGGTAGCGGCCAAGAGATATGCCGAACATCTGAACGACGACCGGCTCAAGAACTCCGTCAAGCATTACGTCGACAGGTTCGTCCCGTTCATGAATATCGAGGACGGGGCCGAGAGAAAGCAGGCGATAGCGAAGTTCTACGAGGAGCGGAGCGGCGGCGACAACGCGAGCTGGCAGACGGCCTTCTGGGCTGACGCGGAGCCGCGCACGAGGGTTTTGATCGATTGGATCGCGCAGCACAAGGACGAGGTCGGCAGCGTGCTGGACTTCGGCTGCGCGCACGGGGGATACGCCAGGGCATTGTCCAACGCCTTTTCCTCCCTTCGGGTGTTGGGAGCTGACGTGTCCCCCAGTCTTATCAGGTGCGCGAAGGAGCTGAGAGAGGCGAAGATGCCGGATGGGAACCCGGCGTGCCTGCATTCTGAGAATATCCAATTCATAGTCGGGGATGAGGATACGGATATATTTGATTGCAAGGGCGATGCGGCGATATTGGAACCAG